CAGACTTAAGCGAGTCCCTCCGTAATCAATTGAGCCCTGGAGATAGTCCATTAGTGACTACCCCTACTTCTCTTACGACTAACGGAAACCTAGACACATGGTTTGGATCTACTCTCGGCCCCATTTCTGTATCAGGAGGCTTTGAATTATGGTCATCACCATTAGCTGATAAATGGTTTGCCGCTACTTATATTGAACCGTCTAACTCACCTACCGGAACCTTTACGATTGAGAAAAAAATCTCCGGACCAACAGAACTCTCAAGTTTTACTGCCAATAACTATTTAAGATTTAATACCAGTCATACTATAGGTACTATTTCACTTAATAATCTAACAACTGCTGCTTACTCTTTCATTATTCAGGAAATTGAAAATGCAAATACTGTACTCGGTTCCACGGTTACCTTATCCTTCAAAGCTAGAGCAAGTCAGAATAATACTAAAATTGTTTCTGAAAGCCAGATTTATTCCAGCAATAATTCCTTCTGGACTCCCACAATCTGTAAAACATTTAACTTATCTACATCTTGGCAGACATACACGCACATATACACCATGCCAACCTACGCTCAAGTAATAGGCGCCGCTTATAACCCCACTGCTGTTAATCCGACTTTAGCCAATCCTACTTATACACCCATTGGCATAGGGGCTCTACCTCCTCGTTCTAGTTGGATGTTTCAAGTAGATATTAAAACTATGTGGTCTCTAGGTGAGTGGAGAAGAGCAGGCAACGCTTATCTAGGCCCACGTCCACCGGGATTTGAAAACACACAACAGACTGAATCCGAAATGAACGCAATGAATAATAGCTACATCAGTAATGGATATTACGACATTGCTGACATTCAGCTCATGCCTTCTAGTGCATATTCCTCACCTCTTTGGCGCTTCAGTCAATCACCTGTGTTTTCTAAAGGATCCAGACCGGGTTATAAAACAGTCACGGTTGAACTCATCGGAGATCCGGCATACTGAAATGGCAGTTACGTTCCCTTCTTTAAAACCGACAAACCGTACCGTCTCACAGGGTACTTATGCAGTCAAGATGTTCAAATTCATCACGGGACTACCGGCAGCACGGAGGTACGGCACTTCACCGCATAGCGCCACCCTAGATCTTGAATACTCCAACATCACAGATGCCAATGCAAGTCTCCTTACAGCTGCATTTGACCAAGCCTACGGTACATTCGACTCCCTCACGCTGCCTAACGCCCTCTGGGACGACATCGAAGAGCCTCTACGCAGTCAATTAAAAGGCACATTCATATGGCGCTTTGCTCAGGCACCAACAGTGAATCAAAGTGCCGTACCCGGCTACAAATCCGTCAGCATCCAGCTGGAAGGTCAGCGTGACGGGTAGCTCTCCAATTCCCCCGAGCCCGTTAAACTTTACATAACGCATAGCGCCCGCGAACCATGGCGGTTCAGACAACTAAAAATGCGGCTTTATTCTGTGATGGCAATCAGGTAGGAAAAGTAGTATCCGCTTCTTTAGACATCTCTTTGGAGGCAATGGAGACGACCACAGTTGAGAAATACTTCCGTACTTTTGTCCCTGGTATTAATAGCGCTACAGGCTCTGTCTCTGTACTTTACGACCCTGATGACACGCAAGCCGTCGCTCTTCTCAATACGATAATCAGTGGGGCTTTGGTTACCTTAGTATTTGTCATCAATACTGTACTTAGCAAATCAATAACAGTAACAGCATTTGTGACCCAAGCAAGTATTCCATTCGCAGTTAGAGAAGCTGTAGTCATCTCCCTGTCTCTGCAAATAACAGGCACTATCACACCTGTTCTCTAATGGCTGTCATCGGACGTCACGGAATCTTACGGTTAAGCCCCCAGGCTGTACCACCTAGTACTACTACACCTTACACGGGTTTTCGAACACAGATCAATCTTGTCGATTGGTCTCTTAACTTATCTCATAATGAAATAGATACTACAGCTATTGGTGAAGCATTTGGTGATGCTGTTAAATCCGGTGTTGTCAGCGGTGGCGGCTCTCTTAATTTCCTTGTTGAGCGTTCTCAAGCTAGTACCACAGAAGAAGACAGTACCCTTTTACTCGAACTGCTATTCCTAGCAAATCCAGGCGCCAATGCACTTGCTGAATTTTGGATGATACGAAATCGACCTACACTTAGCTGTAGCGTACTAGCCCCAGGTAGTTTGTACTATACTGCAGACATTCAGATTACGTCAACAGTAATTAACACAGCCGCTGACAACCTAATCAGTGGATCTGCAGAGTTCATTACTATCGGCGAGATTAATCTTGTCGCAACCGGGGCTGTCACTCCCTGATCCCCCTTTTGCCTTAAAATTCTATGAGATTCCCGACACATGGCTGAGCCCCAATTCGACGAGCAACACCCCCCGACGCATTGGCACTTGCTTGTCGAGCTACGTGTAATGCAGGAAAAGCTAACCTTTGTAAGCGGCGTAATAAACACTGCCTTAGAGACCCACAGCAATCTGAAAAAGGAAGTTGACCTTTTAAAAATCCGTGTTGCCCAGGGCGTTATTTTAGCAGTGACTGTAGCTATTGTCCTGCCTGTAGTAATTAATATGATGAACCCTCGTATTCACTTTGAATCACACTCAATAATAAAACCCAAATGAACCGCATACTTGGTGTAGCAGCTCTGTTTGTAGTTTCTCTCAGGCTCGTCCTCGGGGGTTTGTATGTCGCTGATTGCAGGCAGGTTGGCGGTATTCCCAAGGACTGTTGGGCTGAAGGCTACGAAATGTCCGGTTTCGAATCCCTAGGTCTCGCTGCAGGTGGCTTCTTAGCTGGATTCTGGACTCATAATCCCGCTCTAGATCGAAATTAGGCTGGCGCTCCCTCTGCAATCCATCCAGCGCTAATCTGCTGTATGAGCATTCAGCCTGCGAATTACGATCTGCTGGTTCCTCAAAGAGCGTCCCTTGAGGAAACATTCCGCTTCCCTTATGACGGCACGGGATCTCAGATCTACGCTTCAATCTATGATAACGAAAAGCAGCGACGTAAATACTTAGATCTCGACGTAACATGGATAAATAGACTACAAATCATCAATCCAACAACTGTAAAGTCTACTGTCAAAATCAGCGCATCCTGGGAAGACACAAAGCAGATAACTAAAGACGGTTACTGGGATCTTTTATGGGTATGGCCAGACGGCTCAAGAGACTACCTATTAGAAGGCAGAGCTGTTCTCAACCTTAATGTTTCCGAGGCCGCATGACTGCTCTAACGATTGAAGTCTTACAGGATGGACCTGTCCAACTTGTGGAGGTTCTACATCCGGGGCCCCCTGGAATCAACGCTTCCGCCCTAGCCCCACTCATTGATGGGGGTTCTGCGGCGACCGTCTACAGCAGTCTTGTTACGGAAGTCATTGATTGCGGGGGTGCTGCATAATGGCCACCAGATTTCAAAAGCGCAGAGATACCGCAGCAAACTGGGCTGCAGTAAACCCTGTGCTAGCCCAGGGCGAAGAAGGGCTAGAGCTAGAGACTGGTAAAGAAAAGGTTGGCAATGGCACTGCTAATTGGAACAGCCTCGCGTATAAAACACTGGGGCTCACCCCGAGTGCGATAGGCGCTGCCACTGCAGCTCAGGGAGCAAAAGCGGACTCTGCTGTACAACCTGCAGGCTTGACCAAGGCTGCTGTAGGCCTTGGAAACGTAGATAACACCAGTGATGTCAATAAGCCTGTCAGCACAGCACAGGCTGCGGCCCTGGCGGTTAAAGCTGATACTACAGCGGTAGTAGCTGCAGTAGCAGCACACGAAGCTGCAGCACATCCACACCCCGGCTACCTAACAGCAGCTGAGGGTAACGCAGCCTATGCAACTGCAGCCCAGGGGACAAAGGCTGATACGGCAATTCAACCGGGCAATCCAGCGCTGAGTGATCCCAGGACACCCACAGCACATAAGAGCAGCCATGCTGTTGGTGGATCCGATGCGCTGAGCCCTGCAGATATTGGCGCGGTTGGCACCAGTGACAGCAGGCTGAGCGACTCCAGGGAATGGAGCGCTGACACAATCAGCCAGGCCGAGGCCGAGGCCGGCTCAGCAACAACCCGCCGAGCATTCACGGCTCTGCGAGTCTTCCAATCCATCGCAAGCTGGTGGAACGCCTCTAGCGATAAAACAAAACTCGACGGGATTGCATCAAACGCCACCGCGAACAGCTCTGACGCAACCCTCCTGAATCGGGCGAACCATACCGGAACGCAGCTCAGCAGCACAATCAGCGACCTGGACACAGTGCTAGCCGGTTATCAACCGGTGGACTCGGACCTCACGGCTCTGGCCGCCCTGAGTACGACCAGCTACGGGCGTTCACTACTTGCGCTGGCTGATGCCGCTGCGGGGCGCACTGCACTGGGCCTAGGCACGCTGGCAACACAATCGGGCACGTTCTCGGGGACGTCCAGCGGCACCAATACCGGGGACCAGGCCACCAATCTCAGCTATGACGCCGCAACCCGCACGCTGGCCAGTAGCACTGGCGATGATGCGACCCTGCCGCTTGTGATCACATCAGCGGCGGGACTATCGCCAGCAACAGCATTTGATTCCATCACCTATGGGGCCACGGTTGATCTGAGCATGTTGGCGCTGGATGGCACTTTTAAGACTATCAGCCTGACGGGAAACCTGACGTTCACCACCAGCAACCGGGCCAATGGCCGCACGGTCACGATTCGGCTGGTGTGTGATTCGACGCAGCGCACGCTGACCTTCCCAATTGATTGGGTGTTTGTCGGCATCAAGCCGGCCGGCATTGCGGCGAGCAAGGTGGCGGTGCTCAGCCTGACATTTTTCGGAACGGCAGATGCCAACTGCATTGCGGCTTATGGAGTGCAGAGCTGATGAGCTGGATTCGCACCAGCCCAACCCGCTGGCCCTACGACCTCTCCAGGTTGCGGGCGGATGAACCAGAGCGCAGTTTTTCCTATGCGCCTTCTGTGGCAGAGCTGGCTCATTTTGGTGTGTTTCTGGTGGTGCCGACAGAGCAGCCGGAGCATGATCCAAGCCTGCAAAAGGTGGTTGAGAGTGCGCCAGAGAAAATCAATGGGCAATGGCGGCAGAAATGGCAGGTGGTTGAGTTGAGCGAAGCAGAAATCCAGGCGATCTATCAGGCATCGCATCCACCGAGGTGGGTGGAGTTTGGCGAAGCGGTGACCAGTGATCCAGAGATTGCGCAGCTCTATGAAACAGCCCCTCGGATCCTGGCCCACAGCCTCACCGGAGGCCTACTGCAGGCGGTGAACACAAGTGACCCGCGCACCTTCGCATCTGCCTGGGGGAAGGCTAGGGCTGCGGGGTTGGTGTCTGCTGAGCTGCTGGCTGCTGTGCAAGCGTTGGCCGTTGCCCATGACCTGCCGGCTGAATTCGTGGAGGGGTTGGCATGAGGAATCTGGGGCTGATGGATCCGGCGTTCTTGGGGGGGCTCGTTGGTGGTGTGCTCTGGACCCCTGCGCAGATCACTACGGCGCTCTGGCTGGATGCGGCGGATAGCAGCACGATCACAACGGTGGGCGGTGCGGTAAGCGAGTGGAGGGACAAGAGTGGGAATGTGAGGCATGTTTCTCAGGCAACATCCTCAAATCGGCCTATTTATGTTACAAACTCACTCAATGGCAGACCAGGAATTGACTGGGGTTCCGCGATTAATCCAAAGCAATTGAACAGATCTCCCATTTCGTATTCCATGAATCGCGTTTATGGCGTTGCAGACTGGAACGGAAGTTCCACATTTTCTAGTTACGAAGCTCTTGCATCTTTTGGAGGCGTGGGCGATGGAAATGCAATTCAAGGAAACATTGGCGGCAATGCCTTATTTGGTGGTACTTCTCTTTTTCTTAACGGGAACCAATCCAGCACAAGCACAGTTTTGCCCACAATTTCACAGCCGTTTGTCTTTGCTGCAGGGCAGGATACGACGGGAACCAGAATAGCTATTTTTATCGGTGGAGATGGAAATCCTGATAGAGGGTGGCGCGGTTTAATTTACGAGATAGTCTTGTCCTCTTCGTCTTTATCTTTAGATTATCGCCAGAGGCTAGAAGGCTACCTAGCCCACAAGTGGGGCCTAACCGCCAACCTGCCCAACGATCATCCGTTCAAGGTGAGCCCGCCTTATGTCTAGCTCCCGCTGCGAGCACATCCTGCAGCCCCTGCTGACCAGCCTCAACGGCCTGGCGGGGGCGGGCTAGACCCTCTTCGCTTCCTGTAGCACCGAGATATACACATTGCCCATCCCTATCAAAGGCATCAGCCTTTCCTTTAAATCCTGATTGTGCATACGAATACAACCCAGCGTCGCAAATAAACCTTGTCGTGGCATCCATGCACCGGGCCAGCCACAAGCGCTTCCACCTCCATGCACCATAATCCCGTCTCGATACGGTCGGCTATCCGGCCCTTCCTGCCCTTCTAACCCCACGAGATCGATGGAATACCAGCCGTAAGCGCACCTATCTCCTGTCATGAAACTAGACGAAGGGTTTTTCTCATAATCTTTATAAATACCCTTTTTATTGACTATGTACAATCCAGGCGGCGTATCTTCTCCGGTACGATGCCACTCAGCTTCTTTTCCCTGACCCCTACATAAACAAGGTACAGACCACAGTCTCACCCCTTTATGCGTGTACGCAGTAATAGTCTCATTTATATCATTAGCAATCAAATGGTGATCACCGGCTTTTAGCGGCGGCCTGATCTTCGGTCCCACCATGCCCGAAGGCCACACAGGAGACGCGATAGCCACTGAAAACAACCCGTATAGGCCACTGTAGCGACCCATTCATGAACCGGTCAGCTACCCTCAATTGGTTGGGAGAGCACAGCGCAACTGCCCCTCCCCGGATCACCCGCACAACCGAGTAACCATGACCATTGAACCAGAACAGTGGCGTCCTGTCATCGGCTGGGAAGCGCAATACGAAGTGAGCAACCTGGGACGGGTACGGAGTTTGGACAGACTCATCCCAGCGGTGAACCGTGACGGCAGCGGACGGATGAACCGTCTCAAAGGACGGCTTCTTAAGGGCACACCTGACCGCGACGGTTACTTAAAGGTCAACCTACGTAACGGAACAGGAGCTGTGAGCACTCGAATGATCCACACCCTGGTGCTAGAGGCCTGGATAGGCCCCCGGCCCCTCAAGCACGACGTTTGTCACGGTGCTGGTGGCACCTCTGACAACAGCCTGGCAAATCTCCGGTACGACACCCGTTCGGCCAACGAGGCGGACAAGAGACGGTGGCCCCAGAGACGCTCTGCTTAAATGACCCCATCAAAGGGGGCCTCCACCATGCCAGTTTTAAGCCAACCCCAGGAGACCACCCCCCCAAGATCCCAGTTCGGGGCGTAGCGCAGCTTGGTAGCGCACCACTTTGGGGTAGTGATTGCCCCTTGACAATCCACTAGACTCTAAGCCCTGACTGCCACTCAAAACGCAGTCAGGGCTTTTGTTTTTCGAGGAAACGGGTTCGACTCTTTAAGCCTACGTAGGTCTGTTTAGGCCTATCTACACCACAGTTTTATGCCAGATTTAAGCCAAGCCCCCGAGCTCGTGGGCGCCAATGCCCGCCTGAAAGCATCCAAGCTGAAATGCTCCATTCAGCAGCGCGGTAGTTCCTACGTACTGATCGCCACCTTGCCTCTGCGCGATGGTTCAGGACGCAAGCAACAGCGCATCAACCTGGGATCGCTCACAGTTATGGAGGCGGAACGCAGAGCCCTTGAACTCGGGCATCAGCTCCGCTCACACTCATTCGACTGGCATCTCTGGGAAGGTCCGAAGACCCTCGCCGCCATTTCAGATGCCGACTTTCACGCAGCTGCAGTCCGCCTCCACGCCACCAAATACCGCCACTCCCCCGAGCGCGGCTCCACTGCCTGGGCCAAGAAATGGCAACCCGCCCTCCGCAAGCTGCCCCAGGGCCCCGTTACCGAAGCGATCCTCCTGCGCACTGTGCGGCGCCTCCCTGAGG